AGTGTTAAGAGCCACTATGTGCTGAAACATGGTATGTGACATGCTTAATAGTTTTTCAATAGCAGCCTGTGTTTCTCTGCTGTCGCCTTGACTTTCGTCGGCAGCTTGTTGCTCTTGCCCACTGACATAAAATTTTAACACATTAGGACGTCGACCACGCTCGATGCGATAGTCAATGCCGTCTTTTTCGAACTCCACAGTGACTAGCATGTTCTTGTCGTTGGTTCTGTTGATCAAGTTGTCTTTTTTAATGTTGGTCAAGGCTGACCCATACAGGGCATAGCTGACTATGTTAAGTAAGGCGCTTTTACCAGTGCCATTACGAGCACCAGCATCGTCGCCACCTAGGTCTAGGTTTTCACCTAAGATCAAGGTAAGATCATTGCGATTGAGGTTAACACTCTGTGTAACATTGCCCACACTGAGAAAATTACGTGCTGTAACTGATTTTACTGTGATCATTAGAGAGTTCTGTAAATTTCTAGTAGTAAGTTGTTGTTGTACTGATTGCTTTCTATGGCAGTCAAGGACGAATTCACTATCTGATCCACACTTTGGAATGTGATATTGCCCAAGATAACCTGTGATTCCAAGTCAGCTTGTGTGTTGGGAATCAGTTTGATTTCTCTGCAATGATATTCTGACATAAAAGTATCGCGTAGAAAGCCAGCTTCTTCGTAGGTAATGTCAATGTTCAAGTTGATTCTGGCATGAGTATTGGGTTTAAGTAAGCCGGCAGGATCGTCTAGTACAGCACTGAGATCGTAGACACGATACACAGGTTGATCGGGCCAAGCTAGATATTTTGGCTCTTGACCCCACTCTAAGATCATCAAGCCACGACTGTCATCGCCGGCATCAGCATAGTTATGCGGAAAACAGTTGCCAATATAGGTAATGTTTCGCTGTGTTTGTCGCTTGTGAAAATGCCCAGTAAACACATGCTCGAAGCCACCAAAGTGCTCACGGCGTATTTCTCCATGTTCGGGCATGGCTACCATGGCATTCATCAAGTAGCCTGGCAGTTCAAAATGCCCAAAGCAGTATTTGGCTTCTAGTCGAGGGATACGTCGGTAGTCGTCTGCAACTAACCAGGGCGCAACAACAACATCGTCTTGCTCAAACCAGTCGTTGATTATTTTGACATTCGGAAGATGTCGCGCCCACTCCACGGACTGGATATCTCTACGATCGCGATAATAAAGATCATGATTTCCAGGAATAAAATACACTTGGTCAAAATGGTCATTGAGATGTTCCAGCGCTCGTAGGCTGTAGTTCAGCGTCACGATATTTATACTGGCTCTATTGTTGTGCCAATCACCAAGGAACATGGCAGTTTCGCAGCCATGTTCACGAGCAGTTGCAGTAGCCCACTTGACAAAATTTAAACAATCATCATTGTGAATTTGACTGTTTGACTTGAGACCGAAGTGCACATCGGTAAATACAGCGGCCTTCTTAAATAAGTTAGTCATCTATTTCCCATGCTTTGTATCCATTATGCGAAGATCCGTTATTAGTTTTAGATATAATTGTATTGGCCCATTGCCCTGTTTGACGCAGAAATTCGCTTTTACTTGCATATTGTAGCATACATCCATCAGGAAATTCAACTAGCAATTTCTTCGAAACTTTTGCTGCGCCTACTAAAGAGTTTTTTCGGTTATTTTCTTTCATTAGGTCTGGGTTTTCCAGTTGCCATAATTTTATAGACTTTCCTTTTTTTTGTTTTTCCTCAGGATTTCTTTCATAGAATTTTTTTAACGTATTTGATTTTTTCTTGTAAATCTCATCTGTGTGTAGGTGCTGAGTCATTGATTGTCTATCAGTTTCAGTGGTACCGGCCCACTTAACGGTTTTGTTATAATTAGAAAAACTATAGCCTAATTCTTTTTTAATCGCCGAAATGTCTTCTTCATTTAACTTGTATAGATCGTGCCTACCCATACCGTCACCACCACAAGTAGAATTGAGGCCGCTAGCATAGGAGTCCAACATTTTGATATATTTTATTTCTGCCAACGCTAAATTTACTATAGAAGTGAAATTATCTTCGACTATTTCGACCCGACAATTTTCAATTCCGTATTTGTTCATTTCATCGTATAATTTACTTTTGACTTTATTATTTGCATTTTTACAGTGCGTTTTCCATCGTTTCATTTTATATGATGGGGCTGTATCTAGCCCCACATATACTTTATTTGAGGGAATAACTGTAATTTTATATATGAACATAATTTTAATCCTAAGTGTATAATATTATTTATACATTTCGGATTAAAATTAGTCATGATCACCGTCGTGACTGTGTCCCATGTTCATACCTTGTCTGGTATAACTAGGATTGAACCCGTTGAGCTCTAGTATGTCATCGCGTAGATTCTGATTGCGTTTTTCTATATTAAGTACACGAGTAAAACTGTTAGTGATAGCAGCAGTATAGTAGGCAAAAGGGTTTTGGCTCTTGCTTTCATCGAATTGTAGTCCAATTTGGCTGAGTTGCAGCAGTGCTTGACTACGCATCTCGTCGTTGTAGGTGTAACCACGCCAGTTGCTGCGAGTGGCATAGCGTTCACACAGCTTCATAAACATGGTAGCCAAGGTGCGTGTCATAGTACCGTGGTCACGACTCCACGAGCCAGTTTCTAGGTCTCCACGCCAGTGACTTTTGCCCACACAGTAAGGTTCGTTGTTGGCTGTGATTTTGTAATGTTGAAAAGGTGGAAAATTACACTTGACATACTTGACTGGCACAGCCTTGGCATCGTCGTCATCGTATTCGATATAGACTGTGTCGTCATCTGTGGGCTCGATGATCACAGGTCGAGATTCTTCGTTAATCGGCACATGTTCCCAGGTCATGACTCTAAATACCACATCAGTAGCAGCCACAGTATTCACATCGATGGCAAACTCATCCAGTTTACGTTTTTCTCCACGGGCAGCAGCTTCATCTAAGGCTAGCCTGGCCAGTCGATCTGCGCGATTACTGCGAGCTATGTCTATGGTAGCTGGTGTGATTTGGTTAAGATTATGCACTATGATGTCGTAATCGGCTGCCTCGGGTCCAATATAAGCACAATAGGTATTCTTGCTACGATGTATTTCTTTCAAAATGTCTTTGTTATTTAGGTAGTTGTGTTTAATTTTGTTCTCCTACTACTTACACCAGTATATTAGCATAAAATTTATAGTAAAATCAACCGGTTTATAGTGCAATAAATACATAATATTGAGGACACCATGGCCAGTTCATTTATTAAAAATGTTGTCGGTACCGGAATAGCACTAGCTGCTACTAATGTTTTGTTAAGTCCTGCGGTTAAAAGACTAACCCAAGGTGGGGTACAACAGGGACTCAAACAAAATAATAGTGCAAACCCGAACATTACTTACAATACCAATCGCACTGGCAAAACTACTGATGATTGGCGCATACGATTAAGTTTAGCTCCTGGCAACGGAATCTTTTATCAAGATTCTAATAGTAATATTTTAAAACCATTGGCAGATACCAGAGGAGTGGTATTTCCATATACACCTAATATTACAGTGGCCTATCAAAGTACTTATGGTTCGCAACGGTTTACACATGGAAACTATACTCATTTTGCCTATGAAAACACTGAAGTGCAGCAGATTCAGCTTCAAGCAGATTTTACTGCTCAGAATAGAACTGAAGCCGCTTACGTGCTAGCCTGTGTTTATTTTTTTAGAGCTGCTAGTAAAATGTTTTTTGGAAATGGAAAGTACGCAGGAAATCCTCCTCCTATTTTGTACCTTAACGGTTATGGCAAATATTATTTTAATAATGTTCCATGTATTCTGACCACATTTAACCATGCTATGCCTAATGAAGTTGATTATATAGATGTTGCACTCAATGAGTCTGATTCTTACATTGTGAAACAAGGAGACAACGAAACTACTGTAAAGTCTGGAATAATCAACAAAGGTCCAAGCACTCGAATTCCTGTGTTGAGTCAAATGACAGTGACATTACAGCCGATTTACAGCAAACAACGTATCAGTGAATTTGACCTAAATGAATTTGCCAAAGGCAATCTAATCAATAAAGGATTCCTATAATGGCACAATATACCAAGGCTAGCCCGTATTTCAGTACCGAAAAATTTGGAGTTTTTTTAGACATAATGACCATGCGGTCAGTGCCAAAAAATACCATGGATCAAGTATATACAATTAATAATGTATACCAGTACAGACCAGACTTACTGGCCAATGACCTTTACGGTAACAGCAATTTATGGTGGGTTTTTGCTGCCAGAAATCCTAATGTCATACAAGACCCCATCTTTGATTTTTATCCAGGGCAAACTATTTTTTTACCAGATAAAGATGCATTGTTAAGTAGTCTTGGATTGTGAACCAATGGTTGGACTAGTTTCAGAAGAAGAAGTTAAAAAAATACAAGCCCAAGGGGCCGTGTATGTGCCTGTGAGCGTACCAAATACAGGAAAATCATCAACTGGTATTACCAAAACCGGCACATTAGTTCCATTGGCTGTTATACCAGTTAGTGAACTTAGCTCAGGTGGTCGTGCCGCATTAGAAGAGGCAAAGGCAGCTAATGCGGGAGCTACAGCGCCCGATGCAGCGAGTGCTGCTCAACAGGCTCGGGTCGCTTCTCAATCGCAAAACGAAAATAATACAGCAGCAGCACGAGCTACGTTGTTAACTAACCCATTAGAGAAATATACAAACTACAGTTATGGTATAAGTCTACATGCTATGACTATGAAAAAATACAATGATGTTGTAGTACGTGGTGTTCCTTATACAACAGATGATGGATCAGTGCTGATTGCCAGTGGTGGAAGACGAGGAGAAAATTTTAAACGTAATCAATTTTTTCAAACTGATATGTTTATAGAAAGTTTAAAAATGACCACTGTTATTGGATATAACTCTAGGTCGCGTGGAAGTAATGTTATTGATCTAAATTTTACCATTGTAGAACCCTATGGTATGACTATTATTGAAAGATTACTTAAAGTATCAGAAGACTATGATATTAAAAGATGGGATCATATGATTTTTATGTTGCAAATAGATTTTTTTGCCAACGACGATCAAGGAATCATAGTAGGTCCTATCAGTGATCAGATCAAATATATTCCGATACGCATAGTTGATCTTAAAGTAAAAGTAAATGTAAAAGGGTCAGAATACAGAATTACAGCAGTACCTGCAGGGCATATGGGTTACCTGGAAAGCACAGCCACAACACCGGTCATCTTTGAAGTTTTGGCTAAAACCATTGAGCAGTTTTTTACTCCTGATCCCAGCGACTCTAGTACAAGTGAAGCTAATAGCAACAATTCAAGACCAGCGCAAACAACCTCCGGTACACGTAATCCTCAGTCGGCTAGCGAAAATAAATCCAAAGTCGAAAAAATTTATAGTTACGTTAGCGCCATGAATAGGTACCAAGAGCACCTTGTCAAGGAAAAATATCAAGATCAAGCAGACAAATATGTTTTTGTTATCGAGGACGAAGACTTAAAAAATAGCAAACTAATTCATAACAGCAAAGCGAATCCTATTAGCAATACTCAAATGAATACTACCAGGAGTCGTAGTGATAAGCCGGATCCAGAAACCGAACTAACTAGAATTAATGCAGGCTCGAGTGTGTTGGATGTTATTAATTTAATGATTCGCAATAGTGAATATTATGTAAAATTGGTAAAAGAGAATGTAGATAAGTCTCAGACCACTGATCAACCTGTGACTATACATAAAATTATTCCTAGTGTTGAAATAGGTGGCTGGGATAGTAAACGTAATACCTATCAAAAAACTATTACTTACACTATAAAAAAATATTCATATTACAATACCAAAAGCACCGATGTGCGTAGGTCATTGCCAAGCTCGTGGTCCAAAGAGTACAACTACATTTACACTGGTAAAAACCAACAAGTATTAGATTTTGACATAGATTTTAATACCATGTTTTTTACTATATTAACAGCAGATAGAAATCGTGCCGGCAAAAATGTTCCACAATTTGGTGGACTAGATACAGCGCCACAAATTGCGTCTACTAACCAAGAAGGAAAAATACAACAAAACCAATTTCAATTCAAGTCGATTACACAGGAAAGTTCTGGACGAGCTAATACCATGGACGGTGCAGTAGTAGCGGCCAATGATTTTTATACTGCTTCATTTATGAGTAACAGTCGTGGAGACATGATTAATGTTAAACTTAAAATATCCGGTGACCCACATTTTATTAAACAGGATGATTCATTTTTTCCACCCGACCATGAATCGTTGAAATCCCAATTAAATGCCAATAACAGCATCAACATGGATAGTAGTCAAGTTTTTGTGTTCTTAAATTTTAAAACTCCCGACGACTTAAATTTAGAAACTGGTAGATATGATATAAATGAAGGAATAAGTACCTTCAGCGGAATTTACATGGTAATTACTATCGACAATCAATTCGATCGAGGACAGTTTGTACAGGTTTTAGATTTAGTGAGATTATTTGACCAGAAAACTGATCAAGTTAGTGGGACAAAAAATACACAAACCAGTGCAGTACAGCGTATTCCTAGTGCATTCAATGAGGCTAACGCCCGAGCAGCTGAAGAAGCCTACAATCAAGAATACAATCTTGGTAAAACTGATACACGAGCAACTGAAAATCCTAATAGGTCTGTGAGCGTACTTTTACAAGAAAAACTCAACAACACTGGCACAGAAAAACGAGTACAAACAAATTTACAGTCGTTAGTAAAAAATAATAATGAAACGGTTACATTTGGAAAAAATCCCTATACCGGAGTCTTACCTAATGTCTCACAAGATCCAGTGGCCGCCGCGTTGCGTAACGTACTTGACAAACCCGGGCGTCCTGCACAAATATCAGATTTTAAACCTTAGAGTTTTTCAATATGGCACAAAATTCAGATCGACGAATAAGCAGTACTCCACCAGACTTTGTTAAAACCGAAGACACCCCGGGCCTACGTATTGACACAGGTCCATACTTAGGTTTAGTTAAAAATAATTTAGATCCAACTCGCTCAGGGAGACTACAAGTTTGGATACCTGATTTAAGCTCGGGTGATGAAAATGAACCCAGTAACTGGCGTACTGTGAGCTATGCTAGTCCTTTCATGGGAACTACCTTTGTACCCCCGGGCGAAAAGCGAAATAGTTTTACTACCACTGGACACACTTATGGTATGTGGTTTAATGTACCCGACATTGATAATTTTGTACTGTGCACATTTATAGCAGGAAATCCGCAGCGTGGCTTTTGGTTCGCTTGTGTTAGTAACCAAATTGGTCATCATATGATTCCTGCTATTAGTAGCACTACAATTATTGACAGCAGCACAATACAAGATTCGCAAATTAAAAAAATCTACAAACCAGGTATGGCATTACCGGTAGTTGAATTTAATGAAAACGATCCTGATACCAGGCCGCTTAAAGATTTTACCACAATTAAAAAGCCATTACATGAGGTACAAGTTAAAAATTTAATCAAGCAAGGTCTCGACAGACACAAGCTAACAGGATCTAGGGGTATTATCTATAGTCAAACACAACGAGAAACTCCCAGTGGTGTTTTTGGTGTAAGTACACCAGGAAGACCTTTTAATCGACCTATGCCCGGACCGGCCAGTACCGAAGAGGATCTACGTATTCCTACTCGCAAAGGTGGTCATACCTTTGTTATGGACGACGGGGATGTTCAAGGACTTAATAACCTGGTTCGCCTTAGAACATCAGCAGGTCATCAGGTATTAATGGACGACAGCGAAAGAATTGTCTATATTAGCAACAGTGACGGTTCAACCTGGGTGGAATTAACTGGTTCTGGCCACATTAATATCTACGGATCTAGTAGTATGAATGTACGTGTAAAGCAAGATATAAATTTTCATGCTGACAAAGATGTTAATATTCAAGCCGGGGGCGACATAAATCTTCGCGCCGAAAAAAATGTCAATGTACATAGTAGCTTGGATATTAACATGACAAGTGTAAATGCCACCAAGCTATACGGTGCTACTGTAGGTGTAGGCAGTGATGGTAGAATTGATTTGTATGCTCGAAGTGGCGGTAGTTTCACAGCCGTGCAACAATTATTGTTTACAGGCAAACCAATTGGACTGAATTCTGGCACAGGCCCTACGGTGATAAAGCCAGCCAGCATCAAGGTCTATAACCATAGTGATACAAGAATAGATGACAACGGTCAATGGCAGATACAGAATAATTCGCTAAAGAGCATTAGTAAAATTGTTCCGTCCCACGAACCATGGCCGCGTAGAGAAGGTGTGGCCAGTGTGGCCAGTGGAGGTACTGCTAATGGGGGTCCTATAGAGCTAGGCACCAGTGGCGGAGCCAGTGGTAACAGCTCTAGCAGTGAAAACGGCACAGTTATAGCTGATCCTAAACAGCCTGCTCCAACAGCCAATATTATCATAGTAGACTGTGAAAACAATACTGTGACTAGCAGCGGTGGTCCTGTGACCGATAGTTCAGGCAGACCGGTAATTACAGGGACCGCAGCTAACCTAGATCCAGGACCCAAAGATGCAGCTAGTAGAACTGTACAGAACCCGGTGCCTTCATCGTCATTTAAACAAGGAGTTGTACCTAATCCACCAGCTGGTATAGGTGCATTAACTCAATTAGAGACCAGAGCACTACTCACACAGTTAGCATATGGGGAAAGTTCTTTTGACTATAAAATTGTTAATTCTCTCGGCTATGCAGGTAGATACCAATTCGGAGCATCTGCGCTAGCCAGTTTAGAGTATATTAAAAATTCTGCAGTGCAACTCTACGGAGGCAATCGCGCAATGAATTATGCCAGTAGTTGGACCGGTAAGAATGGTGTTAACAGTCTCAATGACTGGTTAGCTAATCATGGAGCTCAAGAATCTGCTGTTTATGAGCTCATGAAGAAAAACTATGAGTCCTTGACAAAAAATGGTGGCATAAAAAACGGTGACGATAAATGCTCTGTTGCTGGTATGTTATTACTAGCACATAATCAAGGTGCAGGAGGAGCGGCGAATTGGAGGAAAACTGGTAATATTCCATCCCCCGCAGGAGGACTCAATCCCAGTGGACATGTTTGGTTTAATAGAGGTAGATATGCCATCGACCGTTTGGCTAAGGGTCAGTGAAAGAGTAAATATAAGTTATGCCTAACTATTATGGTTTTAGTACTTACAATCGTATAAGAAAATACAAGTTAACAGATTTTGAGTTAGTCAAGCAGGATCTGTTTAATCATTTTCATATACGTAAAGGAGAAAAACTCATGACCCCAAATTTTGGTACCTTAATTTGGGACATAATCTATGAACCTTTTACAGATGCTGTTAAGGACTTAATTTCTGATGATGTTACCAAAGTAGTTAAGTATGATCCACGTCTTAGTGTAGAAAATATTATAGTAACAGAATTTGTTGACGGAGTTATGATTGATCTTACGTTAAAGTATGTACCAACAAATGAAGTAGATACTCTATATCTAAAATTTGATAGAGAGTCAAGAGAGTTATCAGCCGAATAACTACCCATAAAATGCCTTCTAATAAATACACTAACTGGGTATAGAAATGGCCATTATCACACGTCAAACCGGATTACTGAGCGCAGAAAATTGGAAAAAGGTATATCAGACCTTTAGAGAGGCTGATTTCACAGCCTACGATTTTGAAACTTTACGTAAGAGCATGATCGATTATATCAAGCTCAATTATTCCGAAGACTTCAATGATTTTACTGAGAGCAGCGAATTTGTTGCTCTAATAGATCTTATTGCCTTTTTTGGTCAAAGTCTGGCGTTTAGGACAGATCTAAACGCCAGAGAAAATTTTATCGATACTGCCGAACGCCGAGATAGTATTCTTAAACTAGCTCGATTAATTAGTTATAATCCCAAGCGCACTGTGGCTGCACATGGTTTTTTAAAAATTGACAGTGTGACCACAACAGAAATTGTTTATGACAGCGATGGAATAAACCTATCGGGCAGTCAAATTTTATGGAACGATCCTGCTAACGAAAATTGGCTAGAACAATTTAATACAATTTTAAACAGTGTGTTAGTTGATAGTCAAGTTATTGGTAAACCGGCTAACTCGAAAAAACTTAACGGAATACGTAATGACGAGTACAGCATAAATGTTGTTCCAGGAGTGGTTCCGGTATTTAGATTCGAATCAGCTGTAGAAGGAAATCGAACTACTTTTGAGGCAGTTGGGGCAACAAGTTATAACCAAAGTTACGTTTATGAAACGGCACCGAAAACCAATGGCGTTTTTAATTTATTATATAAAAATGATAACCTTGGTAATAACAGCAACAACACCGGCTATTTTGTCTATTTTAAACAAGGTGAACTAAACAGTATTGATTTTACTATTAACGACGTAGTACCAAACAAAATTATCAATATTGATGTAGCAAATATCAATAATTCTGATGTGTGGTTGTACAGTCTAGACAGCAGCGGAGCACTACAAGATCTCTGGGAAAATGTGCCTGCAACGTCTGGTATCAACGTGATCTATAATAATAGAACTGATAGAAATCTCTATCAAATTAATAGTAGAACCAATGACCAAATTTCATTGGTGTTTGGTGATGGTAGTTTTAGTAATATACCTCAGGGTAATTTTCGTTTGTATTATAGAGTCAGCAATGGACTTACATATAAAATTAGCCCAGAAGAACTAAGATCTATTCAAGTCAGTATAGATTATGTTAGCAGATATAATAAAGTAGAAACCGTAACACTGCGAGCTAGCTTAATGTACACTGTAGGAAATGCATTGGCACGTGAAACAGTTAACGATATAAAAGAACGTGCACCACAACAGTACTACAGCCAAAATCGAATGGTCACCGGCGAAGACTACAATATCTTACCTTTCACTAGTTTTAGCAGTGTACAAAAGGTCAAGGCAGTTAACCGTACTAGTTCTGGACTCAGCAGGTATCTCGACGTATTAGACACAACCGGCAAATATTCCAGTACCAATATCTACGGAGACGATGGTGTTTTATATCTTGACGAATTTTCAGCTAACACAGAATTTTATGTTGGAACCAATATAGATATAAAGAAAATTGTTTATAACACGGTACTACCCACAGTGGTAACTAGTCAAGAGCTCTTGCATTATTACTATGCCAATGTTAGTGTCGAATTACCAATGGCCAGTAGTATTAGTGCCAACGCTTTGGTGAATACTGTACGCTATACAATTAGCAGTGCAGGAACCACTGATTTTACCGAATTTGGTTCCGCAAACAATAATGTAGGCACCAGTTTTGTAGCAGATAATGCCGGTAATAAAACTAAATCATATTCGGTTACAGCCAGTGGCAATGCTAACTATGTTTTTGGCGGCAACGTGTCTGGTACAGACCCAAACATTTTGTCTAAGATCGGGGATGTATTAGTTTTTAACGTTTCGGCACCAGGGCATCCGTTTTGGATTAAGACCTTTCCTGGTACAGGTAATGCCAATGCTGTGACCACTGGGTTAACCACTAATAACGGCATTGCGTCAGGAACTGTGACCTGGAACACTTCTAATGTCACTGCCGGCACTTATTATTATTCATCAGAGAATCACGCTAACCTGTCAGGCAATATTATCATAAGCAGTTTTGGTACTGGACAAGTTACTAGTGATCTAATTTGGGTATTGTCTACAGTAGGTGACAGTGCCAGCACTGGGTACTTTACCTATAACAATACTCCTAGTGCTGTAGGCAACAGTGTTACTACACAATCTAGATACATTAAGCCTGGGGCTATAATTAAATTTAGAGCTCCTACCGGTTACTATTTTAACAGCATGAATAATCTAGTATTAGGAACTGTGAGTAGACCCGATGTGGAAAAGAATTTTATTCATACCACGATTGTACAATTATATGGAAATGGCACAAACAACGGTCAAGGAAATTTTGCCAATGGTACAGGACCAGTAGTCACAAATATAAAAGTACCAACCGGGGCTATTGTCGATGAAGTAACACCAGCCTTTGAAAATGAATGGGCTACAACACTTACAAATTTAGTAATCGATAATCTTACAGGGTTAAACAACTTTGGTATGACTTATGATTCAGATTTACAGTCATGGCAGTTTGTGGCTGCAGAAAATCTAAATAGCTCTGAATGGTATCTGAAGTTTGTGTATGATAGTAAAAACAATAAGTACACTTTGACTTATAAAGGTATTAAGTACGTATTTCATAGCCCAGCGCAAACTAATTTTTATTTTGATCCAGCACTTAGCATCTACGACAGCGAAAACAATCGTGTTATTCGTGATCATGTTAAGGTATTAAAAGTAAACAGTATGCCAGATAGTTCTTTGCCATTGGCGCAAGATTATATTTGGTACATCAGTAAGCCAATTGTAGAAAATGATGGGTATGTGCAAAACAAAAGCATATATTTGACTTACGCAGATACTAATAATGATACAGTGCCTGATATACCGGATCTGTTTAAAATTATAGTGGATCATAAAATTAATCCAAATAACAAGTTGATATTTTTTAAATCTGTGTTAGGTTACAATAATTTTATCAAATTAGAGCTAGTTGACACAAATTCTGTTATCAGTAATTTTGAAAATATGGCCAGTGCATTGGCAGTGATTAGAAATTACGAACTTGATCAGTTGTTTTATTTTACCGCCGACAAAGAGTTTAGAAAAGTACAATTAGTCAACGGTGTTAGAGTGTTTAGTTCCGCATTATCTGATTACAAAGTCTATTATGGTAGACAAAATCTCATGTATCAATACAGGCACAACAGTCCAAATACGAATAGAATAGATCCCAGCATCAGTAATATTATTGACATTTATGTATTAACAAAAGATTATGATGTCAGTTATAGGCAATGGCTGCAAGATACCAGTAATGCTGTTGTTGAGCCAAGTGCACCTACTAATACAGAACTGGCATTGTTGTATTCAGAATTAGAAAATTTAAAGAGCATTAGCGACACCATAGTGTTTAACAGTGCTAATTTCAAGCCTGTTTTTGGTTCAAAATCCGAATCCAGCCTACAATCTATTTTTAAGGTAGTGAAAAATCCTAATTTAAATATCAGTGATGCTGATATTAAAACCTCGGTAATTTCGGCTATTAATGAATATTTTAGTAGCGATAATTGGGATTTTGGAGAAACATTTTATTTCAGTGAGTTAAGTGCCTATCTTCATCGGGTATTAAGTCCAAATATTGCCAGTATTGTTATAGTACCTCGAAACTCCAATGTAGCATTTGGTAGTCTTTATCAAATCAATGCAGAAGCTAATGAAATTATAATTAGTTCAGCCACTGTGGATGATGTGGAAATTATAAGCTCATTATCTGCTAATCAATTAAATCAAAGTCTTTCTGTTGTAAATTAAACTCGGCGAACCCTAGACATGGCAGTCATTAGAAAAACACTGAATTTCCTACCAAACATTTTTAGATCTGAAACTAATAAAAAGTTTCTAGGATCAACCCTGGACCAGCTGGTCAGCGAGCCTAATTTCACACGGATCGATGGGTTTATCGGGCGAAAGTTTAGCCCGACTTTTAGTCAAGCCGACAACTACGTCCAGGAACCCACTACTAATAGAATTAACTATCAACTTGAGCCCGGGCTAATTGCCAAAAATAATTCCGGGGACATCGACTTTTACGCAGACTACATTGATATAATCAACAATATAACAAACAACAATGGTATTGCTAATAACCACGATAGATTGTTCGAATCCGAGTATTACAGTTTTGACCCTAGAATTGATCTAGATAAATTTGTTAATTATAGCCAGTACTATTGGTTACCGAATGGTCCGGAAACAGTTACTATAAGCACTTTAGTTAGCACTACCAGTAATGTTATCACAGTGACTGGTAATGCTGCAAGTAGTGCCTATACAATTAACACGGCTGCTAATCCGACTATTAGATTAAATCGTGGTGTTACCTATGCCTTTACAGTAAATCACCCCGGCAGTAGTTTTTGGATTCAGACTGAACCTGGAATCATAGGAACTAAAAAGTACGCCTCGGCTACTAGCAGTCGTAGAGTACAAGGTGTTACTAACAATGGCGCTAGTTCGGGCACAGTTACATTCGCTGTACCTACTGAAACTGTACAAGATTTTTACTTTGGCATGAAGTTAATTGATTATGTTGACTATGCTATATCTGATACCTTTACCAGTGTTGATGGTAGCAATTACACATTAGGTGTAACTGCATTTGATGGCAACAACGATTATCCCAAAGGTCGATTCGTAATTTTTTTAAATCCAAGTAGTATTTCTGCAGACTGGACTACACGCACCGGTAGTATAGTACCTACTAATCAACGACGTGGTGTTTACCAAATTAATATAAATCATAACAATCAAGTTGAATTAACTTTTGTTAGATCATTACCAGCAACGCCTCGTGTGCAAGTACGGTTGGGAGCAACACAAGCCGGTGAAGAATACACAGTAACCAGTGATCAGTTTGTTATGATCGATCCTATTACTGCACCAGTGACAAAATTATTTTATCAAAATAGTGTAAATTCTGCTCTTTGTGGTGAAATAGAAATAATTGATACTCCACTTCAAGTAATCGATGTTACGGCAAATATTATCGGTCAAACTACCTACACTAGTCCTACCGGCATAGTCTTTTCCAATGGTATGAAAGTATTTTTTGATAATACTGTGACTCCTAGTCAATATCAAAACAAAACCTACATTGTTGAAGGGGTCGGCACAGCTATAAGATTAGTAGATTTTAACAAACTCATCGGTGTCGAAGTAGAAAATCCTTTCGAAAGCATACCTTTCGACACTGTAAATTACGATATAGATCTATTCGATGGTGATGTTCGTACCAGTTTCGGTCATGACTACATTACTATTAATCGTAGCAGTTTAGACCTTAATGCTTGGAGTCGTAGCAATCGTTGGTTTCATATAGATGTTATTAAAAGCAGTGCTGCATACAATAATCGTGTACCTGTTATAGATCAGTCATCAAGAGCTCAGCGGCCTATAATAGAATTCGATCCAGACCTACGATTGTTTAACATGAGTAGAATTGGTGTAGATCTAGTTGATCAATTCTTTAGTCCTGGTACAGTATTAAATGTAAATGGTCAAGCAATTGTTTTAAACGACATAGCACAAATAAATTTACTTCCAATTACCACAGTTAAAAATTATGGAATAAATTTACAAATCGGTCAGAAAGTAGTGTTTGCCTGTGATTTAGACAGCACAGTACGGCGCAGTATCTATAGAGTAGACACCGTAGATCAAAGTGCTTTATTAACCTATGACGGAATCTTGGCTGGTACTATTGAGTTAAAGTACCAAAAACGATTGGTAAACGGCTTTATGACCAGCTTCCTTACGGAACTGGTTCCTGGTGCCGATATTTACCTAGAAGACATGACCTATATAGGTAAGGTAGAACAAATATATTCTAACACTCAACTGTTATTAGATAGAGCACCTACACAAAATTATAATTCGGTGTGTTGTATTAGATATAACATTCCTAAGATTGTTCTAACTTCACTAGACGTTCTTGAAAGCTATGAATCGGTTACGGTACTAATCGGCGATAATGCTAAAAAAACTTTTTATCTTACAGCTTCGTTGGTATGGACACAGGCACAGCAAAAAAATTTATTAAACCAAGAACCATTGTTTGATGTTATTAATTCTGCTGGCCAAAGTTTTAGCAGTACTATAGCGTATCCAAACAGTTCATTTACTGGCACTAAATTATTTTCATATAAACGAGGCATAACCAGTAACGATCCAGTTCTTGGATTCCCAGTAAGTTATGCTGGCATTGAAAACAGTATAGGTGACCTTAATTTTGTTAATAATTTTGAAACTGATCAGTTTACTCATACAGTTTCTAATATTATTAATGATGAAATCAGTAAAAAAATCTACACAGGATTTTTAGAAAAAATAACTGGTAGAACTACGTATGGAAAAATTAATGTTTGGAACAAGGTAGATCGGGCTGCCAGGCAGTATCAACATTTAAGTACCATATTCGATGGTGTAACTAGTTATTATGAAATTGGAGTAGTACCTGCTGCAGAATCGGTCACAGTAGGCAGCGAAACTTCACTACGAGTCTACATTAATAATAATCTTTTAATAAAATCTCGTCCTGGACAATCAGATGCTTATAGCTATCAATTAGTAGGAACACGTAAAACTATTCGCATAGATCCAACACTGCTTTCGGCCGATGATAAAATTGATATTTTTGTTTATAGCAACGAAGTCAGTGATTTTGGATATTATACAATACCACAGAACCTAGAATACAATGGACAGAATCTACCAATTTCTTTGATAACATTAGGGCAGGTACGTAATCATTTTTACAAGATTGGCGAAACCGCTAAGGGATTTTTGGGATTAGTGTCGGCTTCTAGTAATCTCAGGGATATTAATACAGATACACTAGCGGGTACATTATTACAGCATAGTTCTCCATTGACTGTTACCGGATTATTTTCCAATGACCGTCAGGCCAATTTTTATCATAGTATTAATTTTGCAAGAAAAGAATACACAAGATTTAAAAATAAATTTTTAGAATTAGCCAGTGTACTCCCGGAAGCAGCAAGTGGTGATGTATCAACCATTGTTGATTTGATAATGTCTAATATAAATCAAGTTAAAGATAGCAGTTTCCCTTGGTATTATTCTGACATGGTTCCTTCAGGAAAAAATTACAAGTCTATCATTTATTCGATTACTAATCCAAGCACAAAAATCTATAATATTACTACTGCGTTTGCTGATTCTGTGCCAAGCTCAAAAAGTATCTTAGTTTATTTAAATGGAATTCAGTTACTCAAAACCAAAGACTACACATTTAGTACTAGTCCAGTGGTTATTATTGATACATCTGTTACATTGTCATTGAATGACATACTAGAAATTAGAGAGTATATTAACACCAATGGTAATTATGTTCCTGAGACTCCAACTAAGTTAGGGCTTTATCCTAAATTTCAGCCTGTACGATATTTAGATAATACTTATAGAACTCCGACTTATGTAATACAAGGGCACGATGGCAGCCTAATTCCAGCATTCAATGATTTTAGGGATAATCTTGTTTTAGAACTTGAGTATAGAATATATAATAATATAAAAACTGAATACTCAAGAAATCAATTTGATATATTAGCACAAATTCCTGGGAACTTTAGAACTACTGATTATTCTCTTAGCGAATTTAATCAGATTCTCAATGTAGAATTTTTGAAATGGGTGGGTTCTAATCAAGTTGACTACATAACCAATAATTATTTTGTCGGTAATGACAGTTTTACCTACAATTACAATAAATCAGTAACTGACAATAATCAATACTTGCCGGGATTTTGGAGAGGAATTTATAAATTTTATTTTGATACAGACCGCCCGCATTCGCACCCGTGGGAAATATTGGGCTTTACTATCAAGCCAACATGGTGGGATACTTACTATAGCTGGACTAACCCAACTAAAAGAGCTGCACTAATTTTAGCCATAAGCAATGGATATATAAATGATCCTGCACAACCAGTAAGTATAAACACTGTATATGCTAGACCCGGATTTAATCAAATAGTGCCTGTTGATAATTCAGGTAATTTGTTAAGTCCAATGGCTATATTAGTAAGAAACTATAATAGCACTACGTTCGGTAATAATTTCTCGGTAGGCGACCACGGTCCAGTGGAGTCAGCATGGCGTAGGAGTAGTGAATATCCATATGCACTGCATAGAACTATGGCATTAATGAAGCCTGCTAGATACTTTGGACTATTATATGATACCAGCAGCTATAAACTTGATTCAAGTTTAACTTATCCACAATTTAGAAATATTAATTTTAGTAAAAGATTGGCAACCACAGAATATCCAATTCCATCTGATGCTGTGCGTACAGCCGGATATATTAATTGGATTCACGGATATTTAACCAGTCAAGGCTATCAATCTTCTGATCTTATTGAATCAAAGTTAGCCAACTTAGAAATAAATCTAACACATAGACTGGCTGGATTTAGCGACAAAAAGTTTTTAACGGTAATAGCAGAGCAGCAAAGCACAGCTACTAATCAACGATCGATTATTATCCCTGATGAGAATTATTCGATCAATTTAAATAAAAGTGTACCTATAAACACTGTGGTTTATAGTGCCGTAATTATTGAACGTACTGATACTGGTTTTACTGTGTCAGGCTTTGATACCTCATTTCCATATTTCACAATTATTCCAAGCGAAGTCACTGGAAAATCATACACTGTAGAAGTCTTAGATCATAGAGGGGTAATCTATCTTGATTTCAAGTTAGAAAAGCTGACTGTTCCTTATGGGTTTGAGTTTGTAACGGAACAACAAGTAGTAGATTTCTTAATCAGTTACCAACGTTATCTATTAGGCCAAGGTTGGATATTTGATAATTATAACAGTGATCTTGGTTATAATCAGGACTGGGTACTTAGTGCTAGAGAATTCTTGACCTGGGCTTCTCAAGGCTGGAAGTCAGAAAATATTTTAGTTGTGAGCCCGGTGGGAGACACAATAAGTTTTTACAATGATGAATCTGTCGTTGATAATATTGATGGCCAGACCGGCAGATTGTTAGGTGTAAATTTTAATGTTATACGTCGAAGCGAATTTAGTATTACCAGAGATGGGTTGTTAACTAAAATTTTTACCATAAGTGGCCAAAGTATTGCATTTGCAGAATTAAATTTGGTTCAATTTGAGCATGTGCTGTGCTTCGATAATGTTACTGTTTTCAACGACATAGTGTACAAACCAGAATTGGGCAGCAGAAAATCCAGACTTAAATTAGCTGGTGTTAAAACTGCCCAATGGGATGGACAATTAACACCACCTGGTTTTATATACTCTAGCGGAAAAATTGATGAGTGGACTGCTGGCGTTGATTACAAAAAAGGTGATATTGTACTGTATAAAAACAAGAACTACACTGCAACACAAAATCAAATTGCCAGTGACAGTTTTAATTATAACTATTGGACTCTGCTAGATAGCACTATTACACAAGAGCTGATACCAAATTTCAGCTACGGTGCTAGTCGGTCAACGGACTACTATGACATTGACAATTCACCAGTTGACGAAGAATTTGCTAAATTTAGCCGAGGCCTAATAGGCTACCGTAGTCGTTCATACCTGGCCAATCTTGGCATGAGTGAAACTACTCAATCAAAATTTTATCAAGGCTATATTAGACAGAAAGGCACTCGTAATGCCGTTGATGCGCTAGCTCGCGCACGCTTTGATGGACTAGAAAATAACATAGAAATCTATGAAGAATGGGGCGCTAGAGTCGGTGAGTATGGCGCAATTGATAGCAATCCAGCAATTCAGATTATCCTGGAAGAAAGTGTTTTTAACAATAATCCATTAATATTTGAGCTTTTAGATAATAATAATACAGGCCAAGGCACCGAATCTAGGAAACTACTTCCATATGATTTACTGAGTCGACCAGAAAATTACAAGTCTGACATTTTCTTGAATCGCAATGTAATTCCTGATACTGTGTATAAAATAGAATTATTCGGTGATAGTATCATGTGCGGACGTGATCCTGCTTATGCAGGGGCTAGCCTGACCTGTGTTGTCGATCAAATCACAGGTAGAGTTAACAATCCTCCAGATTTCTTGATTTACAGTAATTTAGACAGTGCATATAAGGTCGCAGTTACCACACGTTCATCGCAGAATTCTACTTCTGGAAATTTACTAGCTGGGAGCGATGGCGTAAACGGCGCATGGCCCGATGATATTGAAGCCGATATTGTGGTGATTAATCACGGGTTAATGGATGCTAAAAACGGTGTCACTGTGACAGCTTATAAAAATAATTTAATTGCACTAAGACAAAAGCTGCGTCCTGAGCAAACCTGTTTGTGGGTCACACCAACACCTATTAGTTCTGCTACTGGTGCAGCATGGACTTCGGCTGGCGGTTACAGCAATATCAGTGATTATGTTAACACCATGAAATCAGTGGCCAGGTTGTACAACGACTACATTGTAGATGCCTACAGTTTAACAGGATACACTGATACTCTTGGTGCAGATGGGTTACATCCTACTCAAGCTGGTTATAATTTGTATGTAAACAATGGCATAGTTCCAGAAATTAAAAAGATTATCTCTAATCACCAAAGAACATTTATTAAAGATTACGAGGATGATATTAAATCAGCTGGGTACGTAAATCAAGCTGATGTCAATGGACTTATTTTTGATATAGCTCAACTCGATCAAGTTGCATCCGACATTGTGAGCAATCTCAGCACTGGATACAAAATTTGGATAGCCAAGTATTTTAACAAAGATTGGCAAGTAATAAGAGCTTATAAAAATGCTGCCAGTGTAACATTTATTGACCTAGATCTCGACCAAAAAATTATTGTAACCACAGATATTGCTCATAATTTAGAAATTGCTGATGTAATTGCTATTAAGAATGCCAGAGACGACATAGATGGTTTTTATCAAGTATTTGATGTTACTGACACAACAATTGTGCTCGTGGCCCCGGCAGCGGTAATAGCCAACTTGGTAGATAATCCTGTTGTTGATATTACAGGTGAAATCTATGACTTTGTAACCTTGCGTTTCGCTACTATATCAGACAAACTTAGAAGTACTCCGCGCCATGGATGGTTAGACACTGATCTAGCCTGGATCGACAGGGTAAATGATGCAACAGCATCTTGGGCGGTATTTGGAATTACTGACATTGTTAATTCTGTTATAAATTGGAAACTAGTTCGCAGTGCTGAGCCTAAAGTAGATCTAAATAGCATCAACAATTTATATTTGTATAGCCAAAAAACTAAAAAAATACTTACAAGATTAGATATTTTTGATCCTGCCAAAGGTCGTGTACTAGGTGTGGTAGCTGCTGACATAGATTACACAGTTAGTATAGATCCTGCACAGTATAACAGCAAAATAACGGATAATACCCTGTCAGTTGATAATCAGGTTGCTTGGGGACAAAAACAACTAGGACAATACTGGTGGAATATTGATCAATGCCGATTCATTGATTACGAACAACATACCATTGATTATCGCGTTAGTAATTGGGGAAAGCTATTTCCTGGATCGTCGATTCATGTATATGAATGGATAGTCAGCGATTACTTGCCTAGTGAGCATGTAGAACTTGGACTAGACGGTGTGCCTCTATATGCCGAAAATCAGGCTTATTCAGTGGCTAACTATGTTGATCCAGATACTAATGCTATTACCACCAGGTATTTTTATTGGGTACGTAGTCGCAAAAACAAATTCATAGTAGATAAAATTAATAGTTCCTACTCATTGGAGAACATGATCATGTCTCCTGCATCACAGGGCATTCCGTATGTGGCTGCTTTGAAGTCCAATGC